TTTTCTTTCAGTATAGTAAATAGTAGTAGTAGTATAGGGAGGAAGTAAAATCGACATTCTGTCATGGACTTTGATATTGGTAGTGCCCTTTGTATCTTTGGCATACTACTAATCAAATCAAGTTATGGACTACACTCCCAAGCAACTGACCTTCGACGCTGACGCGCGTCATCATTTGAGTGAAGGCATCCGAAAAATTAGTAAGGCCGTCAAGAGTACCCTCGGTCCTCGCGGCAAGACTGTGCTCATTGAGAGTCAGCACCACACACACGGGATCACTGTAACTAAGGACGGTGTGACAGTAGCTAAGAGCATCGACCTGTTGCACCCTATTGAGAACCTTGCGGTACGCATGATGAAGGAGGCCGCTGACCGCACTTCTACGACGGCGGGTGACGGCACGACGACGGCCATTGTGCTGACGGAGGCCATCGCTACGCGCGGGCTGGAGCTTATTAATGATGACGTCAACGCTACGGAGGTGATACGTGAGATCAACCGCCTCAGCGGCGAGGTCATTGGGCGTCTTGAGCGCTCATCGCGTAAGGTCAGTGCACGACGACTTAATGACGTAGCGTCTATCTCTGCTAATAACGACCCCGTCATTGGGTCCATCATCGCCAAGGCATACAAGGAGGTTGGTGACAACGGGCTTGTGACCGTCGAGAAGAGTATGGGCGAGCAGACATACTATGAGGTAACGGACGGGATTAAGATTGACCGTGGGTACGCCAACAAGATGTTCGTCAACAACCATAAGAAGGACGAGTGTGTGCTCGAGGACGTGTTCATCCTGCTGACGGACCACGAGATTAGTAACGTGCTGTCTATTGAGGGTATCCTCAAGCCTATTATATCTGGCGGCAAGCACTTGCTGATTGTAGGGCCTGTGAGCGCACAGGTCAACAACACACTGGCGGCCAACGTCATTAAGAATGGGCTGAAGCTCTGTACTATCGTCCCCCCACAGTTTGGGTACAAGCAGCAGGAGCTCATGGGCGACATTGCCGTTAGTGTCGGCGGTCGGTTCATTAGTGAGGCTATGGGCGATGACCTCAGTCTTATTACTATGTCGGACCTTGGCCGTGCCGCCAAGGTGATCGTCGGCAAGGACTCTACGGTCATCATGCGTAATGATGGTGAGAATGTGGAGGTCGACAAGCGCGTCGCTGAGCTATGGGGTGCACACGACGCCGCACAGAAGAAGGGCGACCGTGACTTCATCAAGCAGCGTATAGCCAGCCTGACGGGAGGGATAGGCGTCATATACGTCGGTGGGAACTCCGACGTGGAGCAGAAGGAGACATACGACCGCGTCGATGACGCCGTATGTGCCGTGCGCTCTGCCCTTGAGGAGGGCATACTACCCGGAGGGGGTGTCGCGCTATGGCAGCAGTCCGACTACCTGTTCGTGCAGAAGGCCGAGTATAAGATGCACTCAAGCAATACGGCTACTATTATAGCCCACGACATCATGACATACGCCCTCGCAGCGCCCTTGGGGCAGATCCTTGAGAACGCCGGGCTCTCCTCCAAGGAGATAATGTTCGACATCAATAAGGACAACGAGGGGTACGACGTCAAGGGGATGTGCTACGGCGACATGTATAAGATGGGTATCATCGACCCCCTTAAGGTCACTAAGAACGCCCTTAAGAACGCCGTCAGTGTAGCGACGACCATCCTTAGTACTAACGCCGTCGTGACGATGGCACGATCCTATGACAGTGAGTGACTATAGTATAACACTCGTGTCGCTGCTAGTGGTGGTGCTGGCCCTTGGGTTCGCGCTGTCGGTGCCCATCATGCGTTCCATCTATGCGCGACGCATGGAGGACAAGATGAACTACGAGCGTAAGATAAGTAAGCTGAAGTCTAAGATTAAAAAAATAAAGGGACGATGAAACCAATTGGTAAGTATATTATTATAACACCCATCGAGGAGCAGATAAAGACGGACTCAGGCCTGCTGCTCTCTGATGACGCCACCACATTTCGCTATAAGCGGGCGACGGTCGTCAAGGTAGGGTCGGACGTCAGCGTAATCGCCGACAATGACGAAATCTACTACGACCGCAATGCCGGTCACGCCATGATCATCGGCGGGGAGACGTACCACGTGATAGCTGAGCGCGACGTAATTCTTGTTTACGCTCATCGCTGAGCTTTTTAATGTAGTTGCGGTAGACCTTCTGCGAGTAGGTGGGGTCCTTTCCGAAGATGTCGGAGTCTATCTCCTCACCATTTAATTTATTGTATACGTCGGCGACCATCAGCCTCGCCTTGCGGGTGAGCTCATAGAGGTTGACGCCGCGGGAGCTCTCCTTGCGCCATACGTGTATCCACCCTAGGTCTATAAGGCGGCTGAACCGCCCCTTGTCCCATGAGAATATCTCATTGAACTCCTCGAACTGCGTCTTATTAAAGTAGGGCTCCGAGTATAGGAAGAAGAGCATATCAAGGTCCACGTGTCTGACGCCGTACTTTGTCATCGCCCAGAATCGTATCACACGCCAGTACTTCATGTAGTCGTGTTCAGGCATGGTACGTTGGTACCTGTAGGTGAGTGTCTTCTTTATTGTCCTGTTGACCTTACGTTCCTTGACCTTTTTCTTGTTCTCTAGCTTGGCCTTGAGCTTGAGCTCGGCCTTCGTAAGTGGGTATTTCATTTGATTTATCTTTGTATCAAAGGTAAGATCTATGGCTAAGAAAATGAACAAGGCATGCTGGAAGGGATACGAGATGGTCGGCACTAAGAAGAAGGGCGGACGCACTGTACCTAACTGCGTGCCAGTAACTAAGCGTGTCGGTGGCAAATAAAAGCAAGATGGCCTGCAATAGGCCTACAAAATCCGACAGACAAGGCAAGAAAAAAATGGTCAAGGCCTGTGCTAATGGGCAGGAGAAGCTCATTCATTTCGGTGCCACGGGATACGGGCATAACTATAGTGCCGCGGCGCGAAAGAGTTTTAAGGCTCGTCACAAATGCAGCACGGCTACCAATAAGCTGACCCCCAAGTACTGGGCATGTAAGAACCTGTGGGCTGGACCCGGGGGTAGCACTGCCGCATCTCCAAAGGGCAAGAAAGGGAAATATTAAAAATCATATCTTTGCATTATGGCAGATAGTATAAATCTAGATATCTCTAAAAGGGTTGACATTACGTGTCGTAAAGGCGATTCTTTTCAGATTCAGTTGACGTTTACGGACGACAGCGGACAGGCCATGGATGTTAGTGATCACACCTTTAAGATGTCAGTAAAGCAAACGGGCACTTCGGTTGATGACGTAATAGCACACGATAGTCTTAATTATGTTGTCGTAAACCTCAATGAGCTTACGGTGACGTGTCCATACTCCGTCATGGAGACTGTACAGTCTGGCGTTTTTGTATACGATTTGCAGAGCAAAGACACAAGCCAAGACCTTGTGAAGACTTGGATCTACGGAATATTTAAAATTAATGAGGACATCACCCCATGAGTAGTATAACCGTAATAGACGGAGCTGATGTAAACATCGACATCAATGTCGCCAGCGTGTCTGGGGTTTCTGTTGTTTCTCAGCCAGCAAGTAAAATCTCTGTAGCCGGCATTGTTGCTGGTCGCGGAGACCAATACTTTGTCTACGAGCAGGGGACGCCTGCTGCCACGTGGATGGTTCAGCATAACCTAGGGAAGAAGCCGTCCGTTACGGTGGTGAGCTCCTTAGATAACGTAGTACATGGTAGCATTAACTATGTCGACAATAACAATGTAACAATAACCTTTGATGCCGGAGCCTTTTCAGGCAAGGCATACTTTAACTAATCGCTATGGCTGCTATTAAATTTTTATCGCCGATTGATCTTGGAGGACTTGAGTTAATCAATGCCAAACCACAATTTGCAACTTTTGCTGAGATCGGCGGACTTGCCGCGGCCTCTCACGTTGGTCGTATTATCTACGACTCCACAAACAATGTAATGCGTTTCTCTAACGGAACAAACTGGTTAGATGTTTCTGGAGACATTCGTTCAATTACCGCAGGAGCCGGTCTTACGGGTGATGCAACATCTGGTGATGTAACGCTTGCCGTAGGCGCTGGTACTGGTATTGTCGTAAACAACGATGACGTTGCTCTTGATACGCTTCATACACGCAACGTGGCGCACAGTAGTATTGACCTTACGGCAGGGGCTGGTTTGACTGGTGGTGGTGATATCACTACCTCTCGCACGTTTGCTGTTGGGGAAGGTACGGGTATCACGGTAAATGCCAATGATGTACAGTTGAAGAATGCTGGCAACCTCACACAGTACAAGTTGTTGATGTGGGGCGCTAATCAGCTTGAGCAGCCGGACATCACGCGCACGGTAGACCAGAGCAGTAACGAGACAATTACTTTTGGTGGCGCTGCGGTTATTATCGCCGGAAACCTTACCGTAAACGGAACCACCACAAGTGTAAACTCTAACGAGGTAAACATCGGTGATTCTATCATCAAGTTGAACTCTGATGAGACAGGAGCCGCTACTCAAAATGCAGGCTTTGAAGTTGAGCGCGGAACGGATGCAAACGTAAGCTTCATCTGGGACGAGACCAACGACCAGTTCTCTACTGTTGACCAGAAGTTCCATATTGGCGTCGTAGATACAATGACACCCTCAGGCACGGACTTCTTCTATATGTATGAGAATGCGATTGGGCAGACGGGTATTATTAAGAAGGCCAACGTAAACACGATTGCTAACCTCCTTGGCGCTCCTAAGTGGTTCACGCTTGACTCAACACAGGGCTCTGTTAGCAAGGTTGGTAATGTGTATACTATCACTCACGACTACAACACGCAGCGTATCATGGTTCAGGTAGTTGACTCAACAACATTTGAGACTGTACACGTAGACGTGCTTCGCCCAACAACATCAACCGTTAAGGTTTCATTCTCTCTTACTGTTGGGGAGGGTGACTATATCGCGATCTTGTCTGCCGCTAAGCTAAATGGAGACAGCCTTGTGTATGAAGGCCTAGGTCCTTCGGAGCCTTGATTTCTATAAATTATAATCACAATAAGAGTGGGGGCTGGCTTAAACCAAGCCCCTTCTTTTTTTCGTATTTTTGACAATCAGTAGATCACAAAGAATATGTCTCAAAAATTTTTAAGTAGTGTAACACTAGCGGGACTTGCG